AATAGTTTTGGATATTATTAAAACTTGAAGATACTGCTCCATTATTTAAAATATTATCATAAGTTCTAAATTCAGAAGGTACTGTATAATTGTCAGTGTAATCAAGATCAAAATTAGGACCACTAAGATTAATAGATGAATTTGGTATTATCTGGGGGCCTAAATTAAATGTTGTTTCTATTGAATTAATTAATTCCTCATATACTCTAAAAGATGTATTTATTCTTATATTTTGGGGGAGGGGTTCATATAGTTTTAATATACCCGTTCCTGTAGATGAGTCAAATGTAGCATTTATAATTAAAGCCATTCTACCTCTACCAAAAGTTAACTTTATGTCTCTAATAAAATTAGAATATTCGTATATGTTTATTAATTCTGATACTTTTCCTCTAAAACTTTGTTCACTAAGAATATTAGAAGAAAATCTAATTTCTGTTCTAGAGGGTGAGATTTGAGTTATTTTAAATTGTTTACGATTTCCTTGGGTTAAAAGTTTTCTCTGGAATGAAAAAGTTAACTTATATGTGCCATTCGTAAACCCATAATCATTTAAAACTTGTTTATAATTAATATCCATAGCCCTAATTAGACTAGGATCAGTTGGGTCTAAGATTGGGGTATAATCAGTAAATTGTTCATCACTAATTTTAATTCCCCCATTTAGATCTCTAATAATTAATTCAATAGAATCATTGTTCCTTCCAAAAGTTCTTCGTAACTGTTTTGAAGGGATTTGATCTAAATCAATTAAACCTATGGGTTCTAAATTTATTTTATTGATTATACTCATTAAGGAATTATATTTATATATTCATCATATTGGGCTAAAGACGCTGTGCCACTACCACTAACATTTACCCAAGATACTAATGAGGGAGGCCAGCCTATAACTACATCTTCCGTTGTAGTAATTGTATCATCATATATGGGGTTACTATATTCAGCGTAAGCTGCTTTTTCTGACTGCCATATGCCTTTTATTCTTTCTCTTTCTTCCTTCGCTACTTCAAGGCTTTTTATGTAAGAATCTAAATCTGTTTTTTGTCTAAATGTTAATGCCATAATTCTTTATATTAATAATTTCTACCACCTCCTGATCCTGCCATACCACTTCTACCTGCTGCAGCATTTTCTGGGAGAAGTTCCTCATCATCACTTCCAAACTGTATTACATCACTATCACCATATTCTTGGGTATAATAATCAGGGTCTAAATTTTTCAATGTATTGATTTTATGTCTTAGCTCAGCCATAGTTTGTCCTATTTTATTTAGGAGTTTAGCTTTTTCTTCAATATCTTTGCCTATTTCATCTAAATATCCTGCCTGGGTTGTGTAATTTTCAGGATCTATATCTGGGGTACCATTTTGATCATAAGTCCATTGTAGAGTTGCCAGTCTTCCTTTCACTTCACTTAATGAGGGATCAAAAGGCTCTCCGTAATTTTCTTCAGTTAAAGAAGGGTATCCTTGAGGAATTTGATTCATTGCAAGTTCGCTTATTTCTATATAATTTGGTCCCTCACTTGTACCCGTCTTAGCTATTTTTATAGCTGTTATCATATCATCATTCCAATCAACTCGTCGTCTATATCCTTGATCCATATAATGTACTGTGTTGGGTGTTCCTTTAATTTTAATTAAAGTGCCATTAGTAAATATTGGATGTTCTTTAACTCTATTGGGGTTTATTAATTCATATTCAAGATCTCTTATTTGCTCCTCTAAACCTGTGATTATTACGTCTTTAGGGTCTATATAATTATTAATAAAATCTTTACTTGCTTCAATTATAGTAGAATGTGATTCTTGACCTTCCTTAGGTATATCAAAAAATACTCTATTGTAGTGTTTAAAAAAACTAGGTATATTTACTGTTCTTTGTTTGGGTCTTAATTCGCTTATAGATGTATCTACCTTTTTTCTAAAGGCTTTTTGACTATAAATAGTCTTTTGAAAATTTATATCTCCAATAGGAATGACAACCTCATCTTCTAATCCATCTTCTAACTCATCTTCTAACTCAACTTCATTATAAAGAGGAGAATCTTCCTCAAAAGAAACATTTCCAAATCTGAATATTTCTTTGTTTTCAGATTGGTTTGTATTTCTCCCCATACCCCCATTTTGTTCTTGGGTGTCTGTAGTACCTGTGGGTGCGTTATTATTTCCTGGCGTATTTGAATATCCGTTTGCCATTATGTTTTAGTTACTTTAAAATAATAATCATCATCATAAACTTGTATTCCATCATCATTTTCATGTTTAAATAAAAGTTTATAGTATCTGTCTTCTTGAAGGCCATTCATATATAATTTAAAATGCATTCCTTCTGAATCAGCACTGAGTTTAGATTCTTCACCAAATGGTATTAATGTTTCTTCAGTAGCATAATCAACTAAAGAATAAAATGATCTACTAGTAAAATAATTAACATCTAAAAAATTAGAGGTAGTAGTAAATTTTCTTGTAGGATATAATTCTCTTACATTAAGTCTAAATTTATATTCCTCAGATGTTCTAAAAATTTCTTTATTATTTCTTAAAGTAATATAACATTCTCCTGTTGATTTAATTCTTGTATTAGCACTTGAAGTATTGATGGCTAATCCTTCAGGTCCGAAAGGTGCATATTCTGAGTCATCCCAAGATATATCTAAATATGGTGGAAAGATTGTATGAGTATCCATAGAGAAAAAATTTAATTCTCCATCATCTATAGCTGTGTGTTCTTGTGAATTGGCTCTTTTAATTAAAAACCCATTATTTTCTATTCCATTAGGGTAAGTACTAGAATATAAACTATTACTTACATGCTTAGAAATAGGTGAAGTTAGATTAAATGATAAATCTAAATTATCATTGTAACTATAACTTTTAGTTACTTCAAAACCTGATCCTGTGTACCATGTTCCTCCTCCTGGAGAAGCTGATATCCAGCTAGCTGTGACACCTGTGGCTAAACTAGATGTTGCCCATTTGGTCCCTAAATCGTCATCTGAAAAAGCCTCAGGGCTTCCATCTCTATATAACCATGAACATCCATCAGATATAGTTGGTATATTATTAAATCTACCAGTTCCATTATTCCAACTACTAGATATAGGAAATACTTCTAAATTTTGGTCTATACTTAATTCTTTATGTTCAGTTTGGAATAAATTTAAACTAGCAGAATAGGTTGTTGTAGTAACTTTATTAGATATAACATTATTAATTTCAGATTGTTTAAATTGAATTAAAATTCTACTAGGATAATAATTTAAATCTGTAGATGAAGGTTCATCCCTTAGGGTTAGAATTTCATCTATACCTGTATTTAGTATCTCCCTAGATGTATGAGAGTAAATAGTAGTGTCTTTTTCTGGAAATATAAAATAATGTGCCATAGTGTTAAGTAGTTACTCTACCAATTATATCTGTGTTTGGGTTTTTTATTTCAAAAATACTTGGATCTAATGAGGGGTATACGGTATTATTTCGGGTAGCCGAATCAAAATCATATTTAAATTTAGAATATCCTAAATTTTCTCCATGTAAATTAGTAAATGTTATATTATTTACTGATTGGATTCCATTTATACTATATAATAAACCCACTACGTCTCCTTTATTTATAGGTTGGTTTATTTGCCAGTTATCAACATTAAAAAATTGTTTTAATCTTTCAACTGCCCCTAAAAGAGTCGTATCATTTGAATATCCTTTATTAATAGTTATATCAAATTCTATTTTAAAGTTAATTACTGATGCATCTTTAATATTAATAGAATCTGTTAGCATTCTATATTGTTCTAAATAAGTTGCTAAATTAAGTTTAGCTGCGTGGGGTAATTTTGATAATTTTCTATTATAATTATATCCTAAAACATATAAATTTAATGCGTTTGGGTTAGCTATTCTTTTATTAGTATCAAGAGATATTTGAGTATCTTGTGCTATATATGATTTTGCTACTTTACCAAATTGTGGAGGCATAGCTAATGATCTAAAAATATAATCTTCTTTAGTTACAGTTCTTTTTTGAGCTGCAAAATTTGCCATAGAGTTTAATTTTATATCTTGGGCTGAATCTCCAGGGCCTCCACCTATAGCGGGTTTTGGGTTATTGCAGGCTATTGAATTTATAGCAGTATTAAGTACTGTGCTATCTACTCCTCCTTGAGTAGGAATTATATTTAAAGATCCTATTCTATTTATTATATTAGCATTAGCATTAGTATTTGATCCTCCTCCAACTAAATATTTTATAGTTAAAGTTGTATTAGAAGGAACTTCTCCATAAGCTTTAGTATATAAAAAATTTGAGGGATCATATGCTTTATCTAATAACGATCTACCATCATTGATCCCTAACCCTATATTATCTGGATTTGGAATTATTGTTGTATCATCACCATTAGTAGCTCCAGCGCCAAATTGTATTTCTAATTTTTTATTAGATTTAAATCTTGTAACAAATCTTTTAGATACTTTTTTAGTTCTAAGTAAAAATGGAACTTGATTATTATATTGTCTTAATTCAGGATCATTAGCTTCTATATTTGGAACTTCCTCAAATACAGTTTCTTGAGCTAAATAAGGAACTTCTGTATATTTATTTCCATCAGAATCTGTAATTGATTGGATGGATATTATTTTAGTATCATCTAAAGATAAAGTTTTAAATCTTTCAGCTCCTCCTATATCAAAAGTAGTTGTTTTTATATCAGCACTAAGTGCTTTAGCCGATTTCTTTAAAAGAAAGTAATTTGGTTGTGTACCACCTGGTACAATAGAATAAACGGTTTGTTCAGTAGTATCGAATGAAGAGCTAAAAGCAAAATTTACATCATTTTGAATAAGATATTCAACTCCGCTGTTGTTATTGGGTTTAAATGTAGAATTTTTTTTAATTCTTAATGCATAATCATAATC